AAAATATGTGGCCCGATTTTATTGCAGGCCGCCATCACAAAATTATCGCGGACAAGTTAGAAAGGGTCGCGAGCGGCGAGCTAAAACGCTTGATTATCAACATGGCCCCGCGGCACACGAAGAGTGAGTTTGCGTCCTTTCTCTTTCCTGCGTGGATGATGGGCCGTAATCCGAAGATGAAGATCATACAGGCGACGCACACGACTGAGTTGGCGGTTAACTTTGGACGTAAGACTAAGAACCTTTTGGAGACGGAAGAGTACAAGGAGGTCTTTGACGGCGTTAAGTTGGCTTCTGACAGTAAGGCCTCGGGTCGTTGGGATACGAGCGCGGGCGGGATGTATTATGCCGTGGGCGTCGGGTCGAACTTGGCGGGACGTGGTGGTGATTTAATTATTATTGATGATCCTCACTCGGAGCAGACGGCGATGTCGGCGGCGGGTTTTGACGATGCTTGGGATTGGTACACAGGTGGCCCTAGACAGCGTTTACAGCCGGGCGGGTCAATAGTCATAGTTCAGACTAGATGGTCTGAGAAGGACATGACGGGCCAGTTATTGAAGGCTATGGCGAAGGACCCGTTGGCGGACCAATGGGAGGTTGTGGAGCTTCCTGCGATTTTTGAGGATGGGACTCCGTGTTGGCCTGAGTACTGGAGTCTTGATGATTTGACCGCGGTCCGCGCTTCTATTCCCAATAGTAAGTGGAACGCTCAGTATCAGCAGAATCCTACGGGTGAAGAGAATGCGATCATTAAGCGTGAGTGGTGGAAGGTGTGGGAGCCTGAAGCGGTCCCTAATTTGGAGTATGTGATACAGAGTTACGATACGGCGTTTAGTAAGAAGCAGACGGCGGATTACAGTGCGATAACGACGTGGGGTGTTTTTTACCCTAATGAGTCTGGGACTCCGGCATTAATTTTATTGGACAGCAAAAAGGGTCGATGGGATTTTCCGGAGTTAAAAGCTAAGGCTTTGGAGGAGTATCAATTCTGGGACCCCGACACAGTAATTGTGGAGGCGAAGGCGAGTGGTACGCCATTGACGCAGGAGTTGCGAAACATGGGGGTCCCCGTGGTAAATTTTACGCCGTCTAGGGGTAACGATAAGGTTACGCGGGTTCATTCGGTGTCGCCATTATTTGAGGCGGGGATGGTTTGGGCCCCCGATACCGTATTTGCAGACGAGTTGATAGAGGAGGTCGCAGCATTTCCCAACGGTGAGAATGACGATTTGGTGGATAGTATGACACAGGCGTTGATGCGGTATCGTCAGGGGAACTTTGTTAGGTTGCCAACGGATGATTGGGATGACGAGGAAAAAGCTGTTAGGATGACTGCATATTATTGATAACAATTCAAGGTCCCGTTTATGGCTAACGAAGAAGTGACTAGCGCAGAATCTATACCTCTTGGCGAAGAGGAAATGGTGGTTTACGCAAAATCGCCGGAAGGTGATTTAAACAACATTGAAAGCCGGGACCGGTTTGAACAATACATGGCGGAAAATTATCCCGATAGAGTCGGAGGCCGCACGTATGAGGCTGCCTTAGACGCTGCTTATGCACATGACTTAGACCCCACCAATGCTTTTCAAGCCATGAGTATGGCGAATGTCGATTCCGAGATGGAAACTGCAAAGCGGTCTGGTTATTCTCTTCCTATTGATATGGAAAGGGTTACTTCTCTGGATACTGGCGACAAACGCTCCAATACCCACGGGTTGTATTTTCCTGAAATAGTTGGAGACAGGCGGTTTTCGGAGGTAAGAAGAGGAGGCCGTAGTCTTCCTGATTTTTTCCCCGCCGAGCATCAGATGGATCAAATCTACCAAAGCATGGCCGAATACGAGAAGGCTTTTGGTGATAGCCCGACGCCAGATATTTCTAGCAATCCCGAGATGTTTACCGAAGGGGATCAGATATTTACAATAGGGTCGGGGGGCATGGACCCTCAAACAATGGCTCACGAGTTTTACCATCGCTCTGGGGTAAAAGAAGAAAAGCCCATCTACACAATGGAAATCATAAACGCTCAAACGCCTTTAGAGTATAAAAAAGCGTTAATGGTCTACGCTTCAAGATATCGTGATGACTTGTTGAAAGACCCTGAGACAGACAAGATGAGTATCGACACTCAGCTTTCGTATTTAAAATTAACAAGGGGCTACGACGCCGAGCTACCTTCAGGTTTAGAAAAAAATGTTTTGTTGGATGTTACAGAGCGCCCTTATAAAAGTGGTGGTCTGGACGCTAACAAGTCGATACCCTCTCAAATGGTTTTTAACGAGTTTGCTCAAGGCCTTCGTGGCCCTCGAAATGAAGATACGCAAGATACCATTATGGGTGGTATAGCAGACTTTTTTGATTTAAAAGACACTCCTACTAAGAAAGAACTTTTAGCTGACCTTTATAAAATGCGTGTAACCGACAGCACTTTTGGTAAGCGTCGAGAGGAGCTACTCACAGAGCCTTCTCTTACTGCTATGGGATTTGGGCAACTTGTTAACGCTCCTGATTACGGCTACGACACCGATTACTTTATGAAGGATTCTACATCTAACCCCGAAAAACTTCCATTTAATAAACGCCTGCGTACCGCCGAGCCAAGGACATTAATCAATCTGGATTATGCCGAGCACCTACCAGACATTGTTGAATATCAACGCAATATTCCACAAATCACCGCAGAAGAGCTAAAGACACGGTACCTTGACCTTAGAGACTCGCGAGAAGAGGGATATACGGGAGATCGACCGCGCAGTCTCATGGATCAGGGGCTTAAAGGTCGTCTTGCTGAACAAAAGCTTGCTTCAGAAATCTTAGCAGATTCCGTCGTGGACACCGGAAAAAAATAATGAAATCTGGTAAGATAACGGTGTATTATTGACATTTATTTCGCATTGCTATAAAGCTACGGAAAAATTATGGATTTGAACAAGCCGAGTTTCGCACAATCGTATGCACAAAATGTCCCGGGGTCAGTTGCACCTCCCGCACCTATGGCACCTATGGCACCTATGGCACCTATGGCACCTATGGCACCCATGTCTTATGAGGAAGAGGTTGAATTCGGGATGATGCCGTTTGGTATGGCGGGAATGCAGATGCGGACTCCGGTCCAACAGCCTTACTATGGGGTTCCGGACCCTGAATCGCCGATGGCCCGGGTGTCAACTCCGTCCCCAACGGTCGAAGCGGCCAAAGCGGCCAAAGTGTCCCCAATGGAACCCCCGGCCCCAATGGAGGATTATGGTAGTTTAAAGCGTTTTAATATGCCTGAGATGACGCCATCTCAACCTGTTTCACCGATGTCCCCGTTTGGATCGGCGGTAGCGACGCCACTTATGCCAGACCTTGAGGAACCGGAATCTGTAACCCCCGACAAAGAGCCTAGTGATGGGGGTATAATGTCTATGGAGATGATGATACCTTTCGACGAGGATAGTATCGACATGGGCGAGCAGGGTCCGGAAATAGAGATTGTTGACCCGGACGCCGAATCAATAGCTGACGAAGAAGGTTTGGGTTCACTTATTGAAACCATTATAAACAGTACCTCGTCTAGTCCCGTTATGGATGCGCCTAAGTCTCAAAAAGAACAAAAAGCAATGGTTCGTGAAAATGCGGCTATGGCCTCGTTGCTCAGAAAAGCGGGCGCACCTATATCGTCTGAAGATGACGTATCAAAATTACCCCCGGAAACATTAGAACAACTAAACATTATATTGGATCGTTCTCCAGAGGAATAAGAAATGGCAGAAGATAACAAACCAGTAGGAAGTTTGATGGACCGCAATGTTCCATCTCAGTTACTGGAAGAAGATATAAGAGCCGAGATTGAGCTAGAGCTACCTGATTCAGAAAACAATGTCATGGAAATGCTTGGTATGGACCTGTCTATGGACGGTGATGTCGAGATGACTTTGGACGAAGACGGCAGCGTTATGGTTGATTTCGACCCGCAGGACGAGCGCGGGTTTGGTGGCGACTTCTACATGAACTTAGCCGAAGAGATGCCTGACCGTGAGTTGGGTCGTATTGCAGGAGATCTATTAGGGGAATTTGACGCCAATAAATCTAGTCGTCAAGAATGGGAAGAGACTTATGCTAACGGTTTAGAGTTGTTAGGTTTTTCTTACCAAGAGCGTACTGAGCCTTTTCGAGGAGCCTCGGGCGTAACACATCCTTTGTTGGGTGAAGCGGCCACACAGTTTCAAGCGCAAGCTTTCAATGAGCTTTTACCGCCTAGCGGTCCAGTACGAACTGTTGTTATGGGTAAAGAAACCCGTCAGAAGCTGAATCAGTCTCAGCGCGTTAAGCAGTTCATGAACTATTACATTACTAATGTGATGGAAGAATATACGCCGGACATGGACCAGATGTTGTTTTATTTGCCCTTGGCCGGTAGTACGTTTAAGAAAGTTTATTATGATGAGAACTTGGGCCGTGCTGTCAGTAAGTTCGTTCCGGCTGAGAATCTTGTCGTACCTTATGAGACCTCTGACTTAGAGACGTGTCCTAATATTACCCAAGTACTTCGCACGTCGCTTAACGATCTGCGCAAGCAACAGGTGTCGGGTTTTTATCTGGACATAGATGTTATCCCGGCTCAGTCTAGCTTGGACTCTATTTCCGATGAGATTGATCTGATTGATGGTTTTGAGCCGTCGCAGATTGATTATGACTGCACCTTGTTAGAGTGCCACGTCGATTTAGACCTAGAAGGTTACGAAGACGTTGATGAAGATGGTGAGCCTACGGGCATTAAGATCCCGTATGTTGTAACTATTTCTAAGGACAATGGACAGATTCTTGCTATTCGTCGCAACTACAACGAAGACGACGAGAAGAAACGTAAGATTCAATATTTTGTTCACTATAAGTTTTTGCCCGGTTTTGGTTTTTACGGACTAGGTTTGATCCACACAATTGGTGGTCTGTCTCGCACAGCAACGTCGGCTCTTCGACAGCTTATCGATGCGGGAACTCTGTCTAACTTGCCCGCAGGATTTAAAGCGCGGGGTATGAGAATTAGAGATGACGACACGCCGCTACAGCCCGGTGAATTCCGTGACGTAGATGCACCGGGAGGCGCGATCCGTGATAGTTTGATGCCTCTTCCGTTCAAGGGACCGGATCAGACGTTGTTTCAGCTATTGGGTTTTGTCGTGGACGCCGGACAGCGGTTCGCGACTATTACAGATTTGAAGGTAGGTGATGGTAATCAGAACGCGGCGGTAGGTACTACTATAGCCATGTTGGAGCAGGGCTCACGGGTCATGAGTGCTGTTCATAAGAGATTGCACTACGCCATGCGGTTAGAGTTTAAGATTCTAGGTCGCGTGATGGGTGAGAGCCTTCCTCAGATTTACCCGTATGCTGTTGCGGGAGAAGATTCGCAGGTTATGGCATCGGACTTTGACGAGCGCGTTGACATTATTCCGGTTAGCAACCCTAACGTATTTAGTCAGGCACAGCGCATTACGTTGGCACAGACTAAGTTAGAGTTAGCCGGTGCTGCTCCCGAGTTGCATAACATGCACGAAGTTTACCGTGATATGTATGAAGCGTTGGGCGTGACCGATGTAGATCGATTGATGAAGTCGTTGCCGGATGCTGAACCGACGCCCACGGACCCGGCTCAAGAGAACATTAATGCTTTGGACATGATGGATTTAGAAGCATTTGAGGGTCAGGATCATCAGTCGCATATCATGGCACACCTTATATTTGGTGGAACGCCGATGGTTGCTACGTTGCCGCCGGTAGCTATTTCTTTACAGAAGCATATCATGCAACATGTAAAGGTTGCGGCAAGAGAGCAGGCGGCGGTTGCGTACATGCAGCAGTTGGAGGTTCGAGACGGGAAACCGGCTAGTCCCGAAGAAATGCTTGAGATTGAAGCTATGACTGCAAAGTTTGTGGCTCAAGGAATGCAGATGGTTAAGGATCTTTCTGCCCAACTTTCTGGATCGGCAGAGGCTGCGCCGGACCCCTTGTTGGCTTTGAAAGAGAAGGAATTGGAGATTAAAGCGCAGTCGGAACAAGCTGATACACAGCTTGACCAGAGCAAGCTTGCACTTGATCAAGAGTCACTTAATATGCGTAAAGAACACTTTGGTGAGCGCATTAATGCACAAGAACGACAGACTCAAGCGCGGATAGATGCGGCGAGAGAACGTGAACTTATTAAACAAAGAGGACAGTAGAATGGCTATGAATCCAACAAAAGCACCTAAAGCGGTAGAATATGCAGAGATTAAGGGTCAGGGCCGTATACCTTACGGTAAAACTGCTCCGGTTACAGTTCCTAAAGGCATGGGTCCGGCTACGGCTCGTGGAATGGGCGCGGCTAAAAGAGGCGGAAGCTACATAGGTTGTAAGTAGAAACTGTTTTTTTTAGGTAATTGGAGTATTAAGAGATGAATATGTTTGGTTTTGATCCTTCACAATTCCAATACGGGCCCGATGGCAAGGTGGTGGGATTTGCCCCTGAACCTGCACCGGCTACTTTTGACACGGGTATTGCTAGTTTAGCGCCGGAGACTCAGCCTTTATTTGGGCCAGATGGATTAGTTGATCCGCAAGAAAATGTCTTAGATGCTACCGGTAATACCAGTACTGAATTATATGAAGAAAGAGATACCGATGATCTTTTCAACGAAGACGGTACGGCGGGTACACTTAATGCCCGAGATCTTCATCCCCTGTCCAAGGAAATAAAAGACGGTCTAGATATATACGACATGACCGACCAACAAAAACTAACCTTGTACGATACATTAGCTTATGGGGTTTCAAATCCGGGGATAGGGAGCCTTTCGGGGCTCGGTTATCAGCGACCTCATAATAACGCGGCCTCTGTTTTGCCGATTAATGTTGAAAATCCGGACCCTATTTCAACGCCGC